GAGTATGCACCATACGTCGAGAACGGCCACCGGCAGGAGGTCGGACGGTACGTTCCGGCCATCGGCAAGCGCCTGGTGCGCGGCTTTGTCGAGGGCAAGCATATGCTGCGCGAGGGGTTGTTCGACCTCCAGAAAGCTGCGCCGGACTTTATCAAGACCAAAAGCGAGGAATTTCTCAGCCGCATGATGGAGGGCAAATGATTAACGTAGTACAGGAAATCGTCGATAAACTGCGCACGGTCTATCCATCGGCGCAGTACGACATTTACACCGAGCGTATCGAGCAGGGCTTCTCTGCGCCGTGCTTCTCCATTCGGCAGCTTCGTGCGGACGTCACGCCGTACCCGTCCGGGTGGCAGAAAATCGTGCAGCATTTCGATGTGTGGTTTTTTCCGACCGAGAGCCGTCCGCGCGGGCAGTGCCGCGAGACCGCGCTGATGCTCATGCTCCTGCTGCGGCAGACCGAACATCTGCGCGGCGAGAACCTTGAGTGGCAGATAACAGACGATGTGCTGCATTTCTTCGTAGATTACCGGCAGTTTGTCCGGGAGGTCCCGGAAGATATTCCGATGGAGAATTTGCAGACCACCGTAGGAACGGAGAACGAAAATGGCAGTTAAACGTAAAATCGAGGCAGGAGCACCGGCGTTTACCGGCGCACAGCTCCTGACCTTCGACAGATACCGCGAGCGGCGCGACCTGCTGGGCGTGCTGCTCGACAAGGATCAGCGCTACACCTTTTCCGAGGTGGACGCGCTCATTGACAACTTTATGAAAGGCAAGGTGAATTAAATGGCTTTAGGCGGCGGTATGTATACCGTACAGAACAAGGTTCTGCCCGGTGCGTACATCAACTTTGTGTCGGCGGCTCGTGCGTCTGCGACCCTGGGCGACCGCGGCACGGCGGCTTTCCCGCTGTCCCTCGACTGGGGACCGGAGAACGAGGTCGTGACCATCGAGAACAGCGAGTTCCAGAAGGGCTCACTTGCGCTGACCGGCTACGCCTACACGGCGGACGAGCTGCGTCCGCTGCGCGAGATCTTCGCAAACGCCAAGACGCTGCACTTGTTCCGTCTGAACAGCGGCGGTGCAAAGGCAGCCTGCAAGTACGCAGAGGCGAAGTATCCGGGCAAGATCGGCAACGAACTGAAGATCGTGATTCAGCAGAACGAGGGCTTCACGGCATCGACGAACGAGGTATACGATGTTTCGACCTATATCGGCACGACCCTTGTGGACACGCAGAAGGCAGTTAAGGCGGTTGCAGACCTTTCCGATAACGACTATCTGCACTGGAAGGGCAGCGAGGCGCTGACCGAGAACGCGGGCCTGCTACTCACCGGCGGCACGACCGGCGCGGTGCAGGATGCAGCTTACCAGACGTTCCTCGACAAGATCGAGCCGTACAGCTTCAACGCGGTCGGCTGCGACACGAAGAACAGCACGGTCAAGGGTCTGTTCGCCAACTGGACGCGCCGCCTGCGTGATGAGCAGGGCGTGAAGTTTCAGTGCGTGCTTCATGGCTACCCTGCGGCAGACTATGAGGGCGTGATTTCCGTCAAGAACGGTCTGGTCGGTGCATCTGACGATACCTCGGCTGTCTACTGGACGACCGGCGCGGAAAGCGCGTGCGCGGTCAATCGTTCGATGACCAACTCGACCTATACCGGCGAGTACGACATCGACACGAACTACACCCAGACCCAGCTTGAAAAGGCGATCAAGGCCGGTGAGTTCACGTTCCACCGTGTCGGTGACCAGACGCGCGTGCTGACCGACATCAACACCTTTGTGTCCGTCACGGACGAAAAGAGCGCGGATTTCTCGTCCAATCAGGTCATGCGCGTGCTCGACCAGATTGCGAATGACATTGCATCGCTGTTCAACTCGAAGTACCTCGGCAAGGTGCAGAACGACGCCTCCGGCCGCGTGAGCCTGTGGAGCGACATTGTAGCGCACCACACCCAGCTCCAGACCATCCGTGCCATTGAGAACTTTGACAGCAGCAGCGTCACCGTGTCGCAGGGCGACATGAAGAAGTCTGTTGCGGTCGAGGACCATGTACAGCCGGTTTCCGCGATGGAGCAGCTCTACATGAAGGTAATCGTTGAATAAAGGAGGGAAAAGTCATGCTGAACGCTCCTGTTATGGAAGCAAATGATGCGGTATCCGGCTCGATGGCCGAGTGCTACGTCACCATTGACGGCAACCGCTACAATATGATGCAGCTGTACAGCTTTGAGTCGTCCGCGAAGGTCAATTCGCAGGACGTGAAAATCCTCGGCCGTACCGGCATCGGTAAGAAACCGACCGGCTGGTCCGGTTCGAGGAAGGGCACGGCGCACTTTAACCAGAGCGTGTTCCGCCGCTGGTTCCTGACCTACTGCAAGACCGGCAGGATGACGCCGTTTGAGATTCAGGTGTCCAACGAGGACCCGTCCTCGTCCGCCGGCCGTCAGACCATCACGCACACCGGCTGCCTGATCGACAGCTCGATTCTGGCGAAGTTCGACGCAGGCGACAGTCTGCTTGACGAGGAGCTTTCCGGCACGTTCGACGGCTGGGATATGCCCGAGGAATTTACCGAACTGTCGGGTATGGAATAAGGAGGAATTTGTACAATGGGTAATCTTACCGCATTTCTGGCGCAGAACGCCAAGCGGGTTGAAAACGTGAAGCTGGTCGTGTCTGACCGCTTCACCGATGAGGACGGCAAGCCGCTCGAGTGGGAGGTGCGCTGCATAACCTCGCGCGAGGACGAAACGCTGCGTCGTGACTGCCAGTACCGCGTACAGGTGCCGGGCAAGCGCGGCAGCTTCCGTCAGGAATTCGACAACGTGCTGTACCTTGCCAAGCTGGCAGCCGCCTGCACGGTTTATCCGAACCTCAACGATGCAGAACTGCAGGACAGCTACGGCGTGAAATGCGCCGAGGAGCTGATCTCGGCCATGCTGACGCCGGGTGAGTATACGAACTACACGGAAAAGCTGTTCGACATCTGCGGCTTCGGTGATGCTCCTGATCTGGTGGAACAGGCAAAAAACTGATTCGGGACGGGGATGACGAGGCTTCTGTCGCACATTTCTGCCTGCAGGAGCTCCACATCCTGCCGTCCGCATTTTTGAGCCTGCCGACGGAAGAGAGAGCCTTTATCACAGCTTCGTGCATTGTGCGAGGCGAGGAAGAGGAAAAGGCGCTGAATAAGACGAAACGAGGGAGGTGAGTTCTATGGCACTATCCAACACCGTCCAGCTGCGCGACGGCATGAGCAACGTGCTCAGCCGTATTGCGTCCAACCTGAGTGCGGTCAACGACCGGTTTGAGCGTATGCAAAGCCTGACCGAACAGGCTGCACCGACCGGTCTGTATGCACAATTCAACAGCGAATTGACGGGCGTGCGCGAAGAACTCACCCGAACCGTGAGCGAAGTCGAGGAGCTGCGGAGCGGCATGACCTCGGCGCAGCCGCCGGCGGAAAACTTGACGGCCTCACTTAAAAAGCTGGGCACCGCGTTCCTCGGCTCCAAGCTGGTGAGCGGTATCGTGAGTATGTCGGACGAAATGACGCAGACTACGGCGCGTCTGAATCTGATGAACGACGGTCTGCAAAGCACCGCCGACCTGCAGGAGCTGATCTATCAGTCGGCTATGCGTTCCCGCGGCGCGTACAACGCCACGGCGGATGCGGTCGCGAAGATGGGTCTGCTTGCCGGTGACGCATTCAGCAGCAATCAGGAAACGATTGCGTTTGTCGAGCAGCTGAATAAGCAGTTCAAGATTGCCGGCACGTCCGCCGAGGGTCAGGCCGCCGCCATGCTCCAGATCACGCAGGCGATGGGCTCCGGCGTGCTGCGCGGCGAGGAGCTGAACTCGGTATTCGAGCAGGCACCGACCATCATTCAGTCGATTGCGGATTACCTCGGCGTGTCGGTCGGTGAAATCCGCAGCATGGCGCAGGAGGGCGAGCTGACGGCGAGCGTCGTCAAGTCCGCGCTGCTGTCCTCGGCGGAGGAAACAAACCGGAAGTTTAACGAGATTCCGCTCACCTGGTCGGACGTCTGGACGCAGGCCAGCAACATGGCGATCATGGCCTTGCCGCCGCTGCTCGAAGCCATCAACTGGGTGGCGAACAATATTGAGGTCATCGGCCCGCTGGTGCTTGCGGCTGCGGCAGCCTTTGCGCTGTTTGCGGTGGCCGCCAACTGGACGAAGATCTGTGCTGCGGCTACGAAGGCGCTGACCGCCGCACAGAAGATGCTCAATGCCGTGATGTCGCTCAACCCAATCGTGCTGATTATCGGCAGCGTTATCATTCTCATCGGCGTTATCGCCGCGTACATCAACTACACGAACCGGGCGAAGAACGAAACGACGAGCGCTGTCGGCGTGATCTGCGGGGCGTTTGCGATGGCAGGCGCGTTTGTCTACAATGTGTTTTATCTGCCTGTCTACAACGTCATTGCCGATCTTATCAACTTCCTCGGCAACGTGTTCCAGCACCCGATTGCGTCGATCGAGATTTTGTTTTTGCAGCTCAGCCAGTATGTTGTCGGCGTCATCCGCGGTATGGTGAGGACGATCGAGAAGCTCATCAACCTTATTCCGGGCGTGAAGATCAACATCACCAGCGGTCTGGACACGTTCTACGACAGCTACACCGACAGCATCCAGAAGATCAAGGATCAGTCCGGGTGGACGGAGTATGTGAAGCACAAGGAGAAGATCGAGTATTCGACGGCTTACGCCAACGGTTACAACTGGGGCGCAAACCTCCAGAACAGCATCTCTGAAAAGCTGGGTCTTGACCTGCCGGACGATCCGGCAACGGGCCTGCTGTCCAACATTGCGGACAACACCGCACAGATTGCGGACGATGTGAGCGTATCCTCGGACGACATCAAGCTGCTGCGCGATATTGCCGAGCGGCAGGTCATCAACAAGTACACCACCGCCGAGATCAAGGTGGAAATGGTCAACCACAACAACATCTCGAACGAGATGGATCTGGACGGCGTAGTCAATCTGCTGGAAGCCAAGGTCACCGAGGCTTTGTCACCAGTGCGGAAGGAGTGCACATCTAACGTATGTACGAATTTTATATGGATGGTGTGCGCCTTCCGGTTACGCCGTCGTCGCTGACCATCAAGATCAGCCAACCAGAACAAGACCATCAACCTCATCAACGAGGGTCAGGTGAACGTCCTGAAAACGCCGGGGCTGTCCAAGATCAGCTTTTCGGCGCTCCTGCCGAACCGAGAATACCCGTTTGCGTGCTACCCGAGCGGTTATCAGCCTGCTCAGTATTACATGAGCAAGCTGGAATCACTCAAGACCGCCCGCAAGCCGTTCGAGTTCTCGGTTATCCGTATAGACGACAGCGGCGAGGAGCTGATGAGCGCACAGCCAATGACGGTATCCCTTGAAAGCTATGAGCTTGCTGAGGACGCGGGTAGCTACGGCGTTGACGTGATGGCAAAGATTGAATTGCTGCAATACGCGCCGTACCATACCAAGTCTATCGAGTTCAAGAAGAGCGAGAGCAGCAGTGGCACCAAGAAAGCGACCGTCACGCAGAAGCGCGACACTACGACTGCACCGGCCGGTAAGACGTACACAGTCAAGTCCGGTGATACGCTGTGGGACATTGCTCGCGTGAAGCTGGGGAACGGTACTAAGTGGCAGTCTATCTATAATCTGAACAAGGCTGCCATTGAGGCCGCCGCCAAAAAGCACGGCAGATCGAGCAGCAGTAACGGTTGGTGGATTTA